TTATTGCTTATTATTCTCATGTTTCTCCGGATTCCTGATCTTACCATCAAACTCGTAGAAGTCCATCAGTTTCTTCTCTTCCTTGATACAAGTGACAACGAAATCTGATATGGTTCCTTTCATGCCTTCCTCGAAATTCTTTTTGGCATGATCAAGGTCATTGGCCCGAACGATGTAGTTAAACGCCTTGCGTTTCTCATTACTCGATTTCTCGTCTACCGTAATATAATCAGCCGTGACCTTATAGAACCTGTCTCCATCCATGGCAAACAATTCCGCTATCCTGAATCGTTTGATATCAACGCTAAACTCACCGGAGATGAATGGTCTCATTTCCTCTATGATTCTAGCCTCACATTCGGTATAAGAAAAGGCATCTACTAAATACTCTTCCTTTACCTTCTTCTTCATGCCGTTCTCGGCATCGGTCTCGTAAGAAACCGTACATTTAAACCAATTGTGCATTTTAATCTATATTATTATTAAACAAAGGATAATCTTTTATTCCTTCACGAATATATCTCTCCGTATCATCATCCACATCATAAGCCTTCTTGAAAAATATCATAGCCTTGTCCGTGTCGTGATCCACCAACGGAAGATATTCCTTTACGAAAAGAACTCTAAGATGATTCATGTGATCAATCTTGCGCCTTACATCAATTACTTTTGGCCATATCTCGGCACGGATTTCACCCATCTTTTTTACATTCTCTTTGTATTCGTTTACCTGATCTTTGTACTCCTCCTCGATCTCGTTGTTCTTATCCTTGACAGACTTATAAGCTTCCTTATCTTTCGTGTCAAACATCGGAACATGCCTGATATTGATTATATCCAATCTACTGCATAGCTCCTCATTGGATATGGTGAAATCATATCTAGTCCTGTATAGATCAAATTCACTTAATAACTTAGCTATCTTAATAGCATCATTCTGATCAAGAACGGCTATATTCAAGCCCTCCAAATAGTAGAAAAAATGAGATGGAGAAATAGATTTATATCCATACGTCTTCATGACTGGAGGCTCATCTATAAACCTGACACCTTCCTCCGCACATCTTGTTACGATCAATTTCTCTACCTGCTCATCAGTAAGATCATATATCTCCTGATCGGTCATCTTATCAATTGTCTTCATCATCCTCATCCTCCGATATCGTTATAGCCTTTGTAAACTTTTGTTTATAGACCTCACTCATAAGACAGGCAAAAGTCCTATCATCCATACTAGCCATAGTATTGGCCTCTACCGTCAGATCCATCTCGATGTTCTTTACCGAGATTTCATAGTTATCATCATCTTCTTTATAGAAAATGACTTTACCACCATACTCGAAATCATCATCCTCGGCCTTAACCATATCGATGATCTTCTCTAACTCCTTTACAAATTTACTCTTTTTCATATGTGTAATTTTTATGTGTCTACAAAAGTAGACATTTTGTTTTTGAATTAAATTAAATAAACATTATTAATAGTTAATACGCTTAGGTTATTATATACCATTTTACACTAAAATCATAAAATGGTATATAATCACCTTATCCTCCATATATCTTAAGCCCTTTTATATTGTATTT